GCAGAGCACCGCCTACGAGACGACGCTGGATATCACCATTGGGTCCCACACCTGGACGAACATCAGTGGGGTGATCATGCCGGGGTACCAGGGGATGCCCCTCATCGGCATCAACTTCTGGGAGCAGGCTGGCTTAGCGTTCTTCCTGAACCCGGCGAAGCTCCGGCTCAGCATCTATCCCGACGCGGTGGAGTTGTAGGCCGTGGCCATGCTGCGAGTCCGGGTGACCGACCGGCTCTGGCAAGGATCCTGGCCCCGGACAGCGGATGATGTCGCCGAGGCCCCGTGGCACAGCGTGATCAACGTGTGCGCCGAGTGTATCGGCGGCTACCAGCATCCGGCCATCCCCGTTCAGGGGCTGGGGGTCCCCGACGGCCAGGATCCCGGTCCCGCGTGGTTCGACCAGGTGGTCGCGGCGTACGACGCCCTCCCCAAGCCGGTCCTGATTCACTGCGGCCAGGGGATCAGCCGGTCCTCCGCCGCCGTGCTCGCGGTGTTGGTGGCCCGGGAGCACATGACCCCGGACGCGGCCTGGGCCTATCTGCAACGGGTCCATCCGCTGGCCGCCCCGCACGCGGCGCTGTGGACGGCGTGGCGGGCCTGGGCCGCGGCCCGGACCCCGTGATAACGGCCCGTCCTCCGCTACACTGGGGGTAGCGGGCAAAGGAGGCAGACGGCGCGTGTACGGCTATGGCGAAGACGGCTGGCTCCGCGAATACCTGCACACGCTGACGCGCCAGTTGGACGATCTCAAGCAACAGGTCGGCCAAGTGGAGACCAAGGTGGATGCGCTCGGTGGGCGGATCGCGCACTTGGAGTTTCAACGGGAAGCGGGCGGTCACGTCCGGGCGTGGTTGCGCCGGGCTTGGTCCCTCCTCGTCGCCACGGCCGCCGTTGCCTGGTCCATCTACTGGTCCCTCACCCATTCCGCAGGAGGGTAGCCCATGGCGGTCCCCTTAGTCACCTTGGCCGACAGCCAGCAAGACGGGACCCTGCTGACCGTGGATCTCGCCACCGCGTGGCAGATCGCGACCCAGGGCCCGAGTGCGCTGGAACAGGTGGTCAATGCCGCCCTGGTCCAAGCCGAGCAGAACGCGCCGGAAGGCGCGTGGCTCCTGCTGGATCTCCAGGGCTGGACGATCCCTCTCATCGGCAACGTGGGACCGCAAGTCGCCGACCAGATCCAACAGGCGTGGGCCAACGGGCAGATCACCTACAGCACCGGGCCGGAGGCGGGCCAGCCCATCGAGCGGTGGCCCGTGTCCGAGTTCGGCGGCCGGTTCGCCGTCTACGACGCCAACCTGGACAGTGTCCGGATCAACGCCGTCAAGCGGCAGGGGCCGATCATCACCATCATTCTCATTGTCTTAGGCGTCTTGGTGGGGATTGCCCTCCTCCAATCGCTCTTCGGCCTCTTCGGGGCGCGGTGGACCCTCTCCCAGGGGGTCCAACCCATCACCAAGACACCGCCGCCATCCGGGGGCCTGGCCGGCTGGTGGGCGACCCTGCCGTTCCTCGACAAGGCGGCGATTGTGACGGCGGGCATCGGGGCCGTGATCTTCGGGGTCTGGGTCTGGGGGGAGAGTCACATCGCCGCAGCAGGGGCCGCACGGTCCGAACAGAACATCATCATCGAACGGTAGGGGGCGAAGCCGGTGACCCCCGACATCTCGTTCTGGCAGACGGCCGCCGCTATCCTGCAAGCCCTCGGCGTACCGCCCAACGCCACGAGTCTGAAGCTCCTCGCGGCGTGGTCCTGGTGTGAGAAGCCCCATACGCCCGGCGGATCGTGGCAGTGGAACAATCCCTTGAACACCACGGAGCCGGGTTACGGCGGCGTGTCGGTCAACAGTGTCGGGGTCAAGGCGTATCCCACCCCGGCCCAGGGCATCGCGGCCACGGTGGCCACCCTGACCAACGGGTATTACCCGACCTTAGTCCACGCCCTCCGCACCGGGAACGCCGATCTCTTCTTCCGTGCGACCCAGGAGATGGCGTTATGGGGCACGGACATGAGTTGCATCGCGGCCACCTACGCGGCGTTGCCCAACCCGCCGGCTAATCTGCTGGGGACCGGGACAGCGTCGGTCAGCCCGCCCGCCTCCTTGCCCGCCGCCCCCACACCGCCCGGTCCCAATTGGCTGGGCTGGGGCCTCCTCGTGGGCGGCCTGGGGACCCTCGTCGGAGGCTTCCTGTGGTTCCGCCGCCCCTAGCCAGAAAATCATGCCGGGTAGGGCTATCGTGGGGGGCGGAAAGGAGGGGTTCGCGCATGGTCGAACTCCAGATCGTCGCGGATGCGCTCCGCAACCGGCGCGTGATCACCGTCATTCTCGCGGCCATCATCCTCTTACTCAACGGGTGGCTCCACCTCGGCCTGCCCTCGTCCGTGATCGCGTGGGGGTCCGGCGTCGTCATGGCCTTTATCCTCGGGGACAGCGTCGTCGAGGCGCAGGTCCATCGGGCGACGGCGGTGGCGCAGGCGGCCCGGGCGGCGGCCGCGGCGGCCTCGGTCACCACCGCATCGGGGGAGACCCACTAAAAGGAGGCGGGGCGGATGGCATCCTGGGCGGACCCGGCCCGTCAGGCGGTCGGCCTCCTGCGGACGGCGTTTCCGAACGCGCCGTGGCTCCGGTGGGTGGAACCCGCCGTGGCCTTCTCCGCTCCAGCCCTCGACCGGCTGACCCAGCAGCGCAACCAGCGGGAGACGCTGCCGGATCGCAAGGCCCTGCTCGACGCCGAGCGGGAACTCCTTGCCCGCTACCTGAGCCCCCCGTCCGCCCCGGCCTCGGCCGGATCCGCCCCGTCCTCCCGGTACCTCCGGGAAGAGGGCAAAACCTCGGTCGACACCGACTGCTTCAGTTGTTCGTCGGCCCATCTCGCCGGCCTCGCCGGGGCCCTGCACCAGGCCGCCAAAGCGGCCGAACAAGCCGGCACCTGCGACCCCACCTGCCAGCAGTGGCTGACGCTGGCGGCGCAGGAACCCGGGATTCTCCTCGAGCACGACTGGCCAGAAGGGAAGCAATGGCCCGGGGTCCAGCAGGCGGTGGTGGATCAGTACCGACCCCAGGTCGAAGCCTTCCATCAAAGCCTGCTCGGCGGCGACGACGCGGCGGCCCAACGACAAGCCCTCCTGCTCGCCGCCGCGGGCCTCAAAGAGGCCACGCGCTTCACCCGCAGTGGCGATCCGCTCGACCATCCGGAGGTGGAGGCCCGCCGACGGCGGGCGGAACAGTACTTGGCGACGGCCGAGCGCCTGGACGTGACGGCGTTCGACGACGACACCTTTACCCGGCTCCGGCGCCTCCGGCAAGCCGTGAGCAACGCGATTAACACCCCGGAGGACTTGGTGCGGGTCGCCGGAGAGGCGGACCAAGTGGCCCGGACGGCGGCCCAGGCGGCGTTCGCGCAGCGGACACCCGCCGAAATCCGGGCCCTCGCGGAGCAGGCCCAAGCCCTGCACGCGGCGTACACCGCCGACCGGCAGCGGTATGCGGACCGGCTCCTGCACGCGGTCCGCAAGCAATACGAGGACATCAACACCCAGATCCCCGACGAACTCGCCAGCAGTTTTCTGGAGGACCAGCCGGACGGGACGGATCTCCGCCCCTTGCTGGGCGCCACGCCAGCGACGGAGCGGGCCATCGCCAATCTCCTACGGCTCGAGGCGGCGCGCCGCGTGCCGGTCCGGGTGGAACCCCTGCCCCCGTTGATTGAGAACGGCCGGTATGTGGGGCAGATCCTCGGCGCGTACTATCCGGCGGGGGACGTGCTCTACCTCGGGCCGCAGGTCTTCAGCGAGGACGCGCAGGATGTGGCGACCGTGGCCGAGGAAACGGCGCACAGTCTGTTGCACAATCGGCGGTGTGATATCTACCCGCCGCTGGATGTGCCCTATGACCAGATTCCCGAAGAGCGGGAGGCCAAAGCGGCCGTCCTGTTGGCGCTGTTGAAAGCGGGCGTGCCCTTCGAGACCGATACGGGGCGGCGGATCGATCCGGCCAAGGTCCGGGTCCAGGCGGACACCGCCCTCGCCCAGATGGATCCGGTGATGCGGCACCGGGCCGAATGGGCGGCCGACATCATGGCGCAAGCCATCGCGGGCCACGTCCGCGAAGCGGCCGCCGCCGCCGGCGCGTGCCCGACCAACCCGACACCCACCCGGGTCGGGGCCCCGTTGCCGGAGGAGGCGCTGGTGCAGTCATGACGGGCGATCCCTGGGCCGCCTATACGGACATCGTGACCGCGGCGCAACACGTGGAAGCGGCGATCCACGGGGCCCCCGTGGGGCCGACGCTGGCCGCAGCGGCGGCACAGATCCGGCACGCCCACGACTACTACGCGACGGCGGGGTATCCGTGGCTCGCGGCCGAGGCGGCGCAGGTGCAGACCCGCCTCCAGGCCCTCGCCCGCGCGACGCCGCCGCCGACGGGCCCAGCGCTGTATGCGGCGATCTGGGGCGGGCCGGTCCAGGCGGGCACCCTAGCCCACCTCTGGCGGCGGGCGGCGGCGGTGATCACGCCCAGTCCGCCGTGGGCCACTTGGCTGGGCTTGGGCTTGGGCGTGGTGGGTGTGGGCGCCACGGTGGCGCTGGCCCACACGGCGGGACGGCGCGGCCGATGATTCAGACCACCTACCCCCCCTGCCCCGACTGCGGACGCCCGATGACCCTCCTCCGCGAAACGGAGGAGACGACACGGGGAGCCCCCCGCACCTGGTGGTGCGCCGACTGCACCACCCACGTCCGGCGCCATGGCGATGTGTGGGAGATCTTGGACCTCGACGCGGACGGGCGCCTGATGCGGCGGGCGACCCCGACGGGCGGGGCGCATTGGATCCGGGCCCTCCAGACGGTCATGGCCGACCCACGCCTGCATCCGTCCAGCAAGGCCGTGTACACCGCGCTCCTGACCCGCGCCTTCCCCCACGGCCTCGGCACGGCGACCACCGGGCAGATCGCCCAGTGGGCCGGCTTGAGCCGGGTCCAGGTGTGGCACACGCTGCGGGAATTGCAGCAGAGTGGGTGGGTGGAATGGCGGGGCCGACGCTTCCGCCCCGGGGTCTTCCGGATCACCGGCCCGGCCGCGCCCATGTTCAAAGATTTAACACGTTGAGAGGAGGCGTGGCCCATGCATGTCTACCCCACCTGCTCGGAGGCGCTGGCCGAACTCCAGCACATGTCCGACGCCGCCTGCCACGACTTCCGGGGTCTCCGGGAGATCGTCATGTGCCAGGCGTGGGACGATTTTCGGTCCGGACGAGCCCCAACCTTCTCGGCGGCCGTGGAAGACGGCTGGACGAAGGTCCGCGGGGCCTGCGCCGCGCACGGCGGGATCACCCCCGAAGTCGGGTTCCTGCAACCACCGCCCCCACCGACGCCCACCATCCGGGAAGTGTACCGCCAAGGCCAGCCGGTCGGCGTGCTGGTGGCGAGCGGGGCGGAGCAGTGGTTGTGCCAGGACCATCAATGCACGCCGGTCACCCCGGACACCCTGACGCCGTTATTGACCCAACTGGGCGCGGAGGTGCGCTAACCGATGAAGCCCGGCGACGACTGCGGGATCTGCTACAGCATCATCACCCTGCACTGCGAACTGCATGGCGAGCCGTTCTGCGACCTCCGCCGGGAGTACCTGACCACGGACATGGACGGGGACACCCTCATCCAGCGGGCGGCCGAGCTCGCCACGGCGGATCAGGCCGAAGCGGTGTTGGACGCGCTCCAACGGTTCCCGATCCCGTCCCCGGACCAGATCCAGGCGGAAGCCCGGCATCTCCAACAAGCCGGGACGACGGCGGATCCCGGCGCGGCCGCCGCCGCGCGGTGGCTCGACCACTGGCGGCATGGGACCCGTTAGTCGGGCCACAAGTCGGCGGGAATGCCGTGGTCCCGCAAATAGGTCCGGATGTGTTCGAGGTTTTCGGGCTTGCGGGCCGGTCCCTTCCCGCCGCCCCGCCGTTGGATCCGAGCCATCTCGGCTACAATTTCGGCCTGGCGCCGGAGGTTAAACGGTCCGTGGACCGGATCCGACATGGCCTTGAGGCGGACCATCTCGAGGAAGAGATCCGCTTCATGGGCCTTGATGATCAGGTAGGGGCGGATCCGGTTCAAGACCGCCGACGCTTGATAGCCGGATATCTGCCAGTACCATTTGGGGCGTCGGAGACCTTGTTGATACGGACCATTGACACGCCCACAGCCCGTGGTCTCGACGAGCCATCGGATCACCTCGGCGCTCGTATTGGTCAAGCTAACGATCAGGGCTGCCGTCACGCCGCCGCGCGGATAGCGGCCCGTGCGAATCACGGCCCAGCGCACCCCAATATGCCCTTCCCCGTCCAAGAGGCCCGCGAGGTACGCAGCCTGGGCTTCGGACATGTGCCGAACCTGGCGATAACGATCCTCCCAGGCCCGGATGCGTAATCCTGCGCTTTTATGAGAGAGCAAACGCCGGATGGCCAGTTCGGGGACCCCAAAACTCTGGGCCAACGACGCCACGGTCTCGCCTTTCGTAAACCGCGCGACCACTTCCTCGCCACGGCCGTAGAGCACGCTACGACTCATTTTGCCCTCCTCAGTGCCCGTAGTACTGCTCATGACGATATTCCCCGGCGGACCAATTATCGTGCGCGGTGAAAGGGGGATTTCCAATGGCCAGTTGGGCACCGGCCTATGACCAGGGCGTCGCGAATGTGGACCAAAACGACTACTGCATCAAACAGGTGCAGGAATTTGGCATGGATCCGCAGGTGTGCGCCGCTCGCTTCCAGATGTACCGGGCCCGGACCCAGGGCAAGGGCGCCAAGGCGTACGGGAGATGGGCTCGCGGGAAAGGAGCTTCTTACTAACCGTAGGTGCGTCCTACACGCCCCGGATCCTCTCCGGGGCGTTTCCCGTCGGAGGAGGCTACATCGATGCCCGCCCTGACACCCCACGGCGGCCTCATCCTGACCGCCCGGATCCGCAATCCGGCCCGCCCGGATCTTCCCGGGGTTTGGGTCCGGTTGCGCGTGGATACCGGGGATACGGTCGCCCTGCTCGACCCCTCCATTCTCCGCTCGATCCAAGCCCCGCCGACCGGCCGGACCGCCACCGTCCAGGGCATTGCCGGGGCCCCGATTCACGTGCCGTCTTACCGGGTCGATCTCGATCTGCGGGACGGGGGCACCCTGCGGCAGGTCGAGGTGTTGGCCTGGCCGATTCCCGACCCCGCCGCGCAGGGGCTCTTCGGGGACAACCTCCTCCAGCACGGCGTCTTGACGATCTCCGGCCCGACGGGCACCTGGAGCTTCCGCGTCGTGTCCCCGTAGCTAGAGGGATCCGCCCTGGCGGGCCCACGTGACGAGCCGGCTCACGGTGTCGGCCACCTGGGCGACCTGTTGCTGCACCGTCGCGAGATCCGCCGCCACCTGGGCCAGCGTGGGACCCGTCGGGCTCGCGGGCGCGGCGGGGGTCGCCGGTGGGACGGGGACCACGGCCGGCGGGAGATCCCCTAGAGCGTCGGGATGCACCGTGTCCAGATCGACCGCATAGCCCGCCACCGCCAGGTCGAGCCGGGTCTGCACGATCTGGTAGCCCCGGGTGGCGACCTCCGGGACCGCACTGGCCGACCGCCAGTAGTGCTGCGTGCTCAGCCGTTGGTAGAGATCCTGGGCCGTGACGCCGGGCGGTTGACCCGCGCCGACATAGATCCCGTCCACATACCCTGCGTAGCGGATGGCCGCACTCCAGGCGTTGATCCACTGCGCCCAGGCGTCCACGGTCACCGTGCTCGGCCAGTCCTCGCTGTCGAGCCAGAGGATCGCGCCAGCCGGATAGCCCGCCTGCTGCGCCTGTCGCACCGCCATGGCCGCGCGTAGGGTCGCCGTCGCCGGGCCGCCCGTCCAAGCGTTTGGCCAGTATCCCTGGAACAGCATGACCTCCAGCCCCGCGTCGAGGGCGGCCTGATAATCGGTGGGCCACCCCCCCGTCATGCAATCGAGGATCACCCCGACCACCGGACCCAGGCCCCCCGTGTTCCCGGCCTGGAGGGCCCGGTACCAGTCGGCGGGCCGGCCCGTGCTCCCAAAGTCCACCCACAGACCGGCCTTAGCCGGTTGGACCATCCCCGTGCTCATCGTGTCGTGTCCCTCCCCGGTCCCGACAGGCTGCCCCCGTCGCTTGCACACCCCACACCAGCGCCTCCGCGGCCACCACCGGCCAAGCGACGCCATTCACGAGCCACCCCCGCCACGTCTCCGTCGTCCAGACCGGCCAGCCCCGCCGCGCCCGGGCCGCGAGGCCGGTCACCAGGAGGCCGTGGATGACGCCGAGGCCGAGATAGAGGAGGATCCCGACGCACCAGGCCGGCATCGGTCAGGCACTCCGCGCCAACTGTTCCTGCATCCCGGCCCACAAGACCGCCCGCAGGCGCTGCCGGCAGTAGTAGGCGTTCTGGGGTGTCCAGCCGAGCCGACGGGCCCGCTCGGCCATCGACGCCTCCGGCCAGCGCAGGCAGTCCACGAAGAGTCGCCAGACGGACGGGCCGGCCGCCCGGACGCGCCGGGCCAAGTCACGCCAGTCGTACTCCGACCACTGCCACCACCAGCGGGTGAGGCTATCCACGGGATCGGGCTGCATCGCCCCCCAGGTCTCCGGGTCGCCGTCGGTCGGCGATGGTATCGGCGCGTCCACCCACAACCATTCCCGGTCCGCCCAGCGTTGCTGTCGCTCGGCGGCGGAGCGGAGCGCATGATGCAGGCACACCGCCGCCCAGTTGCTCCAGGATCCCCGTGTCGCCTGGTAGGTCCGGGCGGCTTCCATCAACGCGACCGCCGCCGTCCCCCAGTCCTCCTCCGGATCGCCCCGTCCCCAGCGCCGCACGGCCCACGTGACGAGCCGCAGATGATCCTCGGGCCGAATGGTGTCGGCGTGATCCATCGTGGTCGCCCCCTTTGGCCGCAGGATAGTGCCCCGGCGGGGGGTTATCCGGCGTTCCCGGCAGACGGGGCGGTCGGCGTGGGGCGATCCACCTGGAGCACATGGAGCGTGTGGGCCGTATCCCCTCGCGGCCGGAGCCAGAGCGCAAAACTGTCCATCCACGTGTCCACGTTGAGACTCGTGTGCACGCGCCCGTCGATCCGGACCTGCGCCGGCACGCCGCCATAGGCGGGGCGGGGATCCAGGAGCCCGTCGCACGATTCGCCCCGGCCCTTGAGCCACTGGCGCCAGGCCCCAATCCAGGCGGTTGGGTCGCCGTTGACGAGGACCGTCGCCTGCAAGCGTAAGACCATCGTTACATCACCGCCCCGTAGGACATGGCGACCTGCCGCGCGAGGTGCTGCGCGGCCGCCGCCACCCGGTCGACGGACCACACGGTCTGACACTCCTCCGGGTCGGTGACAGCGTGCCGGGGCCACACGCCAGGCCATACGTCACCCAGATGCAGCGTATCGAACCCGATCCACCCCTCCTCATCGGGGCCATAAGTCAATTCCCCATGCGTCTCCACGGGTATATCGTCACGATCCAATCGTCGCCACGGGTGGGTGTCCGGCAGCCGCGCGTAGCCGTTATAGACGCCCGCCACCGGGGCCGGGCAAACCGCCCACTCAATCCCGTCCGTGGTGCCCCGCTGCACCGCCCGGGTCCGATGCCACACCGCCATGGGATCCCCTCCCTGCGCCCATCATCGGCGACTCGCCGCACGGATGCCGCCGCCGGAGTGCCTGCCGCACCTTATCGATGCGTCTATCCGCGCCCACGATGCTGCCCCCAGCATCGAGCCCCACGAACGGGCCACCCTCGGGGGCATGCCGAACATAGCCCACCACCATCCGGCAGCGGCCGCACGCGACGGGTTCGAGCCAGGCCCCCTCCGCGAGGCCATCAGACTGTGGCCCCGCCACGGACACCCTCCTGCTCCAGCACCCGCAGGGCCGCCCGGACGAGGGCGGTCGCGATGGCGGCGGACGGATGCCCCCAATCGGGTACATCCGCGTCCGCCGCTGGCGGCCAGGGATCCGCCCGCACCACGACACTGGCCCCATCCCCCGCATAGCGCGGGCCCGTCAGGTCCCAGATCAACCCCAGCGCGGCCAAGGCCGACACCGTCCGGTCCAGCGAGCCGCAGAAGTCCTGCGGGGCCCCCGGCCCGATGCGCCACTCGGGGTGCCAGTGGGGATCATGGGCATGGTTCCGGGCCTCCCGGAAGCGGTCCTCCAAGGTTACGCCGACAGAAGGCCACCAGTAGTCGAGCGCGCACCTGTGACACAAGGCGCCGACGGCGCACGGCTCATCGTCCTCATCCACATTCAGATGCCCTTGCGGGCACCGCTCCGCGGGCGCATACGCCGCCTGCGGCCCCAGCTTCGCGCCCACGTGCCGCGCAAACGCCGCGTTGAGGGCGTCACGATCTACCCCACCCATAGCACCGCTCCGCACCAGAGACAGACCGGCATCAGCCGCCAGCCCAGCCCGAGAAACCACAGCCAGTGCCACGTCCAGCTAGCGAACCCGCATCGACCGCACCGAGCCATCGTTATCCCTCCCGCGTATCGCCCTCGCTCTCCACGAGCGCCGGATACCCACAGTGCGGACACCCCGCCGCACTGTCGCGCCACCGGAAGACGCCCGGCGGCATGGTGTCGTCCCGGACAATAGGCGACCACGCCCCGCACGCGGGGCATTGAGCTTCAAGCTCCACCCTCTGATCCCCCTCCTGCCACACCGTTACCGGCCGCTGACATTGGCCCCAGTCCTTCAGGCAAATGCGTCCCTCGGGGGTTCCCAAATCCTCCGTCTCGGTTTCCCACACGGGCCCATGGACCGGGCACTCGCCAATCGCTCCCTCGGCCAGCGCATCGAGCGCCGCCTTGGTCTGCGGGTCGAGGTCGGGGGCCACATGGGCGTAGTACAGGATCCCGTGGGGCGTTTCGAGCACCACACCGCGATGCCGCACCGTCCGTCGGCTCATGACTCACCCTCCGCGTGTGTGAACTCCACCAGCAGCGAGAAGTACCGCTGCACGCGCTCGAGATCCCGCGCCTCCCACGGCTTCCCCCGCAAAGTGATCTCCGCCACCAGCCCGCGCTGGGCCGAGATCGGGAGGGTGATCCGTACCCTCGGTTCGCCCACAACCTCACTCTGCATGGTCAGATCCCTCCTCGCGGTGAATAGACAACGGATCCTCGGCCAGCGCGCGGCACTCCGAGCAAAACACGGCCTCGCAGCAAGGACACTCGATGAGTGCCGCCCCGCACTGTCGGCACCACCGATCCGGCCGCCCGTAACTGGGATCCGGGGCCGCAGTGCCGTCTTGAACCCTAGTGGTCACGACTCACGCCTCCAGGAGCCGGATCGACAACGCTGCCACCCCTTCGGGCAGCAGGTCTGGCACATCGTCATGCCGCAGCACGTGGGTCACGTGAACACGGCAGGTGCGGCCGGTGTAGCCCGCCACCCAGGCCAGATCCTCCGTGGGAAACTCCGGTGGGCGCGGCGGCACCGTGACGAGATGCGGGGCCTGATATTCGCGCAGGACCAACACATCCCCCGGCTCGAACCGCCGGCTATCCTCCCGCCGCAGTTCGACCGTCTTGTGCCCGCTCGCCACCGCCTCAAACCACGGTGGCGCGATCTTCAGGTGGTGCTCTGCCATGCCCCAATCACCCCTACCGCCAATGCCACGGGAATCCCCGCCGTCCACCACCAGCCATCAAACGTGGCCGCCAGCGCGGCGACGAGCACCCCCGCCGTGACCCCCGCCGTCCAGCCCCACCAGAACGCCGCACGGGTCCTGGCATGTCCTACGCCGGCTCGAATAGGTAATGGGCCACGACCCATTACGCGCCTATCCTCCGCCTTCCCCATGCCGTCCCGTGCCCTCCCATCCTGTCCCGCCGCTCCCCTATGCCACCCGAGCCCGTCGCCGTCCCAGCCTGCCCGTTGCCGGCCACCCCCGGCGCCACGCCATCCCGCGCTGCCCCGGACCACTGCCCCGCAGGCCACTGCCGCCCAGCGCTCCCCCATTGCCACCCGGTGCCACCCCGTCCCGTTGCCACCCACACCTGTCCCGTTGCTGCCCACACCTGTCCCGTTCCGATCCTGGCCTTGGGTTATCGCCGCCGATCCGGCACCACGCCCTCCCCGGTGACAGGTTCCCATCCCACCACGTCGTAGCGGCCCCACCCGCCGTTCCGCCACTGGCCCATCCCGCGCCACTGCCCCGTGAACAGCGTGCGGACCACATCCCACGAAAAGTGGGCGTTGGTGAGCAGGTGCAGGCGGAAGTGCAGCCGGGTACCCGCCGGGACGTAGTCCGACCGAACGATGGTAATACGCGGTCCCTGGCGCGTCCTGGCCCGCAACGAGCGTTCCAGGTGGGGGAGTTCCGGGTCCGGATGAAACCCCGGCGGCCATTGGAACCGCAGGCGGCGTGGCGTGATCACGAGGTACTGTTCCACATAGCTCCGCAAGGCCGGGATCTGGAGCGCGTCCTTGAGTTCCAAGGCGGACTCGCGGAGATGCCCGGCGACGAAATAGTCATAGACAAAGTAGCCCTCCTCGTCGCGGTGAAACCCCGTCCACGCGGGCCCCAACGGTTCGTCCTCCGGGGCCGCCTCGACCGTGGCGATCTCTTCCGCCCCCCGCTCGGTGTCCGGGGCCCGGGGCGCCAGGTATCGCGCATACACGTCTGGGTCGCGGGGGACCGTCCCCAACAGCGGCTCCGTGTACTCCACCGTGACATCGACCGCCGTCCACGTCAGGGGGCGCGGCTGCGCCGTCGCGGGGTCAACGAACACCAGTGCCTGCCGTTTGGGCATCACGATCCCTCCTCACTACGCGCCGCGTCGTGCGGGGCCTCGTCCGCCGGTTCCGTCACTTCCAGCAGCCACCGCCGCTCGTCGGAGGCGGGAATCGGCTCGTCCCGCAGGACATACACGCGCCGCCCACCGTCGCGGGCATCGGTCATGGCCGTCAGGTACGCGGCGAGCTCCTCCAAGGTCCCCACCCAGACCACAAACCGCGTCCGCCGGGGCCGCATCCAGGCGGGTGGCTCCGGGGCCGTGCCCGCGCTAGACACCAGCGTGGGCGTCGCCTCCGCGTCTGTCACCGCCGCCCCCGGTTGGGCCCCGCCCAGCCACCCGACGCCGAGTCGCTGGAGCACGTCGGCCGTGCTATCCAACGTCCACCCCCGCTCGGTCAGGCAATCGGCGCAGATGCCGACTTGGGGCAAACTGACCACCAAGTCCTGATCCTCGCGGTGACAACCCAAGCACAGCGTCTTCGGCACATCCGCCATGGCTCACGCCTCCTTCCGCACCCCGGGCCACCCCCAGCGCTGGCCCGCCCACGCCCGGAACCGCTCCCACGCCTCGAGCACGCTCGGCATCGGGGCCACATCCGGGCACAACGCCTGCACCAACCACCACTCGGGCAGGGCAGTCTGCAAGTCCGTGGCCGGGCCGTAGACCCCGACGGGCAGGCCCCACGCCAACGCGGCCCCCACCTCGACGAGCGTGTTAAACGCCCGCAGATCCGTGACCCACACGAACACCGCGTCGGCTCGCTCCAGCCCCTCCCGCCACTGGCGGAGGGCGTCCCCGTGGTGGCGGGGCGGCGGCACCACCCACGGTCCGCCGTAGGTCCACCCGTCGCGCATCGGGGCGGTCTGCCCCAGCGGGAGTTGCGCCCAGCCTTCGACGAGTTGCCGCCGCCAGTCGGGCGCCATCTTGCCGGCGAGATACACCCGGGGCATCGCGCTCACCCCATCTCCGTCCCCGCCACCGGCCGCTTCCGCCGGCCCGCGTGCCGCCACAAGGGCGGCTGGCGCCGCGCCGTGATGTCGGGCGGAGCCGGCGGTAGACCCGATCTGGCCGGCCACGAGCGCGGCTGGTCGCGATGCCGGGCCCGCCAGTGCAACTCCGCCGCGTCCCGCGTATCCCCGATGATGGCGCCACAGGCCGCACACCGCATCAGTTATCCCTCCTCCCCGTGTCACGGCATCCAGTGCCGCAGACCCTTGCTGGGCCGATCCTCGGGAACGACCACCACCGCCCACGTGACGGGCTCACGGGTACTGGGGCCGGGGAACGCCACCACCGGCAGGCCGCCGACCCGCGCGGCGCAGGCCACGAGCGCCGCCCGCTCCGTCGGCGCAATCCAGCCGTCGCGCTTGGCCTGCACCAGCACCGGTGGCGCGTCGGCCCGCAGGGCGACCAGGTCCACCGGCGTGCGACTCCCCGCCACGCGCCAGACGGTCCAGCCCGCTTGCTCCAGCCGGTCCCGGACGCGCCACTCAAAGCGGCGGCCGGCGCGGTACTGGCCCACCCCTGTCCGTGCCCGCGTCATGACGGTGCCTCCCGGCTCAGGGCCCGGCGGAGCACATCGGCCAAGGGGGGCGGACTCGCGGTCGGGGATACGCCCGGATCGTGCAAGGCCCCGTCTTGGAGGTCGGCGGGCAGCCGGCGGGCCCGGTCCACCCCCTCCGCCGCCGCCGCGTAGTACCGGGCGAACTGACCCCGGAGCACGTCGGGGTCGCCCAAGCAGATCGCCTCCCAGCCCAGGGCCTCCGCCACGGCCCGCACGGGGGGATCCAGGGTCGCGAGGGCGGCGTCGGGCTGGTAATACCCGTATCGGCGGACAGCGCCTTGCACCTGGCCCCACGCGGCCTCCACGCTGGGTCGCGCGGGCTGCATCAATTGCGCAGCGGCGTGCCGAATTGCCCCCGGGGTCGGCCACCACGCGCCGGTCTGCTCCATCAGCACCCGCCGCACGGCCGCCCGGGCCACATCCGTCGGCAGATCGCCCAGCAGATCGGTCCAGACCGCGACCATGCGCGAGAGCTGCGGCTCCGGCGGCACCGTCAGCCCTGGCAGCGCGGTCACGCAGAACGCGATTAAGGCGCGTACCTCACGGTGGGTCATCCGTCCGTCCCTCCTCGTCCGGCGGGGTGGTGGCTGGCGGCGGTCCCCAGTCGGCGTGCAACAGGGCCTCCACCGCCGCTCCGCCGGCCAGCCAGTCCTGGCGCGGGCGGCCGTTGGGCCGGTCGCGCGGCAGGGGGGCCCCTTGACTGAGGCGCCACTGCCCGAAGCTATCCCGCCACTTCTGGGGCTCGTGGCGATGGACAGCCCAGTACGGGTGCTCGGCCGCCCAGGTCCACCAATCACGCGCCTCGTCAACCGACCGGCCGTGATCGACCCACGTTTGCACGACGCTGCCCGCAATGAGATGCCAATCGGGCGCCAAGGGCACACCGAGGCGAGTCAACTCGGCCCGCCACTCTGCCACGAGGGCCCGCACATCAGGGGCTTGGCGCCGGCGCGGAGGGTGCCGCGGCTTCGGCGGTTCTGGCAAGGCGGGCCGTTCGTCCGACGGTGTGGTCACCGACGGGTCCCCCCCGGCGTCAGCTAAGGGGGGGACCGGATTTGCGGGAGCAAATCCGAGGGGGGGATCTTTCGGTTCGGTAGGGTTAGGTACGGTACTGTTGGGTACTGTACGTACGCGGTTCGTGCGAGGCTCCGAACTGTCTCCGGGGGATGGCGGAGAGACTTCGGCAGGAAGTCCATCGGAATTCCGTGGGAGATGTGCCGGACCCTCCGTCGTAGCGGATCCGGACGGCGACGAGACCGGTCGGCGCGTACCGGCCCGCTTCCGGGCGCGGTCTTCGGCGCGGCGCTCCAGGAGCTTGCCCGCGTAGTCGTGCCAATCATGAAGCCACCGGACGCCGAGGCTATCCTCGTCGAGGAACCCCGACATCACGAGAGCCTGGGTCCATTGCCCGGCATCCCCGGGCCACCGCGCCGCGACGGCCAAGGCCCGGTCCGAGATCCCCTCCAAGCATCCTTCCGGTCCGACATTATCGAGCGCCCACCACCACAACAAGTGGAGGTGGCCAATGAGCGTCACTTCGGAAACGCCCGTGAGATCGGCCAACCGCAACAGCTTACGGTGGTTCGCCAACGATTGGTGCGACTCCAACCACGCCATGAATAAACCCCTTTAGCTCGACGGTAGATTCCGGAACACGTCGGCGAGCGTCAGGACGGCCCCACACAGCAAACACACATGCCGCTCCCCGTCCGTGATCCCCCGGTGGTGGTCACACCCCGCTTGCCGCGCCGCCCGCCCCGCCGCAAGGGTGCCGGGGGCGGGTGGGGCACTCGGCCCCTTAGTGCGGCGGGCCATGATCGGCTACCCCCTCGCCTTCGCCCACGTACCGCCCCCGATGCCACGCGCCACAGTAGCAGTAGCCGCAGTCGTCGTCGAGCGAGTCCGCCCGGCACGCGGCCACGCCCGCTTGGGCCCGGTGGAGCGCGTAGGGGCCCTGGTCCCGCGGGCCATACACCGCCAGGGTGGCGAGTTCCGCCCAGCAAAACCGCCCGGGGTGCCGGGCCTCCAGGCGCTCCATGCGCGCGAGATGGTGCGCTTGCACGGCGGTCATGCGTCTTCCCCCTTTCTAGCGTGCGGCAGGGTCCTGCATTTCCCTTTGATGCGGTGGGCGTTGACGCTCATGGCTGGTCCTCCTGACGCCGCTGCCGTTCGGTCTCCCGGACCTCCCACAGCCAGTTCACGAGCTCCTCGAACTGCGCCCAGGACATCTCCTGGAGGTTGCGGAAGGAGACTCTGTCGCTAGCCAGGGTCGCGCCGTGGTATTCCGTGTGGACCACGACGCACGGCGTGGGAATGCCATGCCAAGGTCCTGGTACCCGGAGCATGTCGTACTCAACCCGTACCGTTCGGACCACATTAGCCCGCGTGCTAGCCATGATCCGTCCTCCCCTGAAGGGATCGGAGTTCCCGCAACAATTGCCGACGCCGCCAATCGGCCGCGACGAGGTCATACAGGGCCAGATCCACCCACGCCCCGGACGCTTCTTCAAAGCGGCTCAGGGCCGCCTCGTAGGCCGCCTGGGCCGCGTCGTACTGCGCCCGCAGGACGGTCACGGGGTCGGGGTCACCGCGTCGGCGCCACATCGGCCGTCGCCTCCTCGAACTCCATATAGACCACCATCGACACCCAGTTGGCAGGGTTCCGGCAGGTCGGACACGCCCACAGTGTCTGGACGAGATGCTTGCACCCGATGTGTAGGTGCACGTACAGACGTGACCACCCCGGCACGACCGCAGCGGATCCGGCAGGTGCGGACTGCCCGCACAGATCATAGGCGCGGGGGACGGACTCCGGTCGCCGGCGGCGGGGAGTTGCCCGGCGAGACACCGGTCCAGCGGGCGGGTCGTGGTCACCGAATACCCAGTCGAGGCCGGCGTCCCAGAGGCGATCTTCCAACGCCTCTACATCCGCCTCGTCCCACGGGCCCCAGGCCCAGGCCTGCACGGCCTCGGCAACCACGTGGCGCTGCGCCAGCGTCCACTGGTGGGTTTTCCGGAGCACGTCACCCAGGATGACCGCGCCGTCCTGCTGAGGTCCGGGCGGGAGTTGGCATTCCGCGTTACGCAGCGCCTCCCGGAGCGTTTCGATGGCGCGGGCCACATGATCCGGTGGGGCTCCGCCATCTGCCAGCACCCAGATCGCGCCGGTCAAACCCAGTTCCATCACGACACCCTCCCCCGCGGCGACCGGATACAGCACCAGCCGACCGTCCGCCCCGGCACGCCCTCGGCGGCGGTGACCCGGTGCGCGAGCGTGTAGTGCAAGATCCGGCGCAGCGTGACCTCGCGCACCGACTGGGTGGGGCGGATCGCCATGGCCCAGCCGCAGACCGCGCAGATCCACACCGTCACCGCGACGCACTCACTACCCGGCAGAAGGCGACGCTGCGGGGGTCGCGCATAGACGGCCGCCATTACGGTTGCCCCCTTCCCAGGACCGCGCCGAGTTCCAAGAACACGACCGTCGCGAACCAGAGGAACCCAACCGTGGCGCCTCCCGCCAGGATCCGCCCGGCCCACCAGAGCGGGGAGCAGGGCCGCACGCGCACGCGCCGCATCATCACCACCCCCGCCGCTTATCCGCCCAGGTCGCAGCGCCCATACTCAGGAATCCGAGGAGGCCGAAGCCCAGCCAGAGACGGATCGGCCATGGCATCGTGTCCGAGTGCATCGGCACGCCGGGCGGCGGGCCGCCCGTCGCGACGGTCCAGCCCAGAAAGGCCACCAGCAGCGCCATCCAGAGCCCCAGACAGACGGAGGCCAGCCAATGCCACACGGTCATGGCTCCGTCGCCTCCAACACGAGTTCCACGAGGTGCACCGGCGTGCGGGACGCCCAGGCATAGCCCAGCAGCCACCACGCATCGCGCGGGGCCAACACCAGAGCCACCGGCCGCCCGCCGCGTTGCACAACATCAGTGTGAGCGGACGCCATGCCGGCCCGCAGCGCAGGCCAATGCGGGTGGCCGGGGCTCAAGGGGACGCCATAGATCGCCTCAGGCACGGGCCTCACCGCCTTCAGCCGCCTCGGCCCGCTGCCGCGCCGCCCAGGTCTTCCGGAGCGCGGTTAGGGCCTTCTCGGCCTCGTCGGGCGTCCATGTCCGGGGATCGGCCCCGCCCCGCGCGATCCCCAACGCGGACTTCACGATGTACGCGGCACTCTGCTCGCCTAGGTGGGTCCTCAAATCCTGATACTCACCCCACCAGGGCGGTGCGCTGGCCTCGGCGACCGGATCTGATGCGCGGGTCTCCGCCGGGGGGTCCGCCGGGGGCGCTGCCGGTGCGGGTGCGGCGGCCGATTCGGACGCCGGTGCCGGCGCAGGGACGTCCACGACAGTGGGCCCCGCGTCCGGGGCCAAGGCCTGCCACGCCCGCTGCGCGGTCTCGTCGCCGTACTCCCGCGCTTCCTCTTCGCCAATCGCGACCGCCGCTTCCCAGGCGAGCGGCAGGCGCTTCGCCAGCCGGCGCAGGACGGTCTTGCGGGCCATTTCGTTGTAGTCGCTCACCCACGGCCCGCTGTCCTTGGCGCGGCTCCGGGCGCGAATCGCGTCGACCTCGGCGCGGGTCATGACCTCGATGTCCCATGTCTCCTGATCCCAGGCGGCGAGGGCGTAAAACAGGTGCGGCTCGCCCTGCCGGGCTGCGAATGCCGGCCGGTGCGTCACCTGTGGCCGGCTCCCCAAATCGACCTCGAACACATCCTGCGGCCAGACCGGGTGGGCCGCGACTAGGCGGATGCTACTACCCCGCCGGATGAGTTCCAGCAGGCCCCGATAGCCGATCACCGCCTGCGCCTCATAGACTTTCCGCTGGCTGTTCCAGAAGGGGATGAGGTACACGTGCCCCAGCGGTCCGGGCATGAGACCCAATCCGGCACAATAATGCAGACTGCTGATGAGGGATTCGGGCGAACACTCGGCCAGTTTGGGCGTCGTGCGGAGACTCGACACCATGACGGCGATCAACCGTTCGGGCGTCAAGGTTTTGGGCAGCACGGCCGCGATCCGGTCCCGCTCCGCGAGGAGCAGGTCAGCCACCGTCCGTCCCCGGCCGCCCCCGGCTGGGGTCGCTGCGGCCCGCGTCTGCAACTGCTGGGCTAGGGCCTGGGTTTGGGCCTGCGTGCCTCGTGCCATGGTTACTGTCCCTCCTTCGCGGCCCGCATGGGGCCGACCCACAGCCACGGCCGCTGGGTGACGACGCGCGTGTAGGGCTCCACCCAGTCGGGGTGGTCCCGGCGCAGGGCCTCCGTGTCCAGGGTCCGGCGCGTCTGGGTCCGCCACGTCGCGATCCGCTGGCCGCGATAGACAATGGTTTCCGCGTCCTGGGCCAGCGCCTGGAGTTCCGCCACGCACTGTTGCATCACGGCTTCCGCCGCATCGCGCTGCGCCCGCGCCGTGGTGTAGCGGCGCAGGAGGGCGCTCCCCAGGTCCTCCGGCAGGTCATAGACCGCGCCCGGCGTGTGCGTGGGATACAAGCTCCGGAGCGCCGCCCACGTGGCGGGGTGCCCATCCACCGGCGGCGGCGTCTGGGGGACGACAAATTGCTCCCAGAACGTGGTCTCCAAGGCGATCAGGTGCTCAATCAATTGCGGATCCCGTTCCACGCGGCGCCAGACGAATTTTTGGCCCCCAATCAGCGCCGCGACATAGGCATGGGACGCGCCGGTGATGGCAAGGTAGTGGTGGACCTGCACCAGATACGGCTCCGGCACGCGGTCGTCCGCCCATTCCCCGGCGTGCCGCTCGCCCGTCGTCTTACACTCGAGGATCACGGGCCGGCCCTCGCCCAGGACCCACCGGTCGATATGGCCCGCAATGTACGGGTACTGGGGGTGGGTGAGCCGGGCCGTCGTGCGGCGGACCTTTTTGCCGGTTTGCCGGCTGAATTCCCGGGCCACGAGGTCTTCCAATAGTTGACCCCACCGGGCCGCCTCACTAGGCGGCTCCACGGCGACGGGTTTTTGCCCCGTCTTTTCGAGCCACACGCTATAGGCACTCTTGTACGGATCCACGCCCGCAATGGCGGCCGCGTCCGATCCCCCTAGATATTGCGTCCGGTCGATCATCGGTGTTACACTGCTGGTAGAAGTCATAGGCAAGCACCTCCTGCCGACTTCGCCACCCCGCCGTCCGAGCCCCGGCGGGGTCGCTGTTTGCCGACGAGCCTACGAGAGCGACCTCCACGGGCCTTGCGGCCACGACCGGCCGACGGGCCGGGTCCCTACGTAGCCACACCGCCCGCAGCGGATATCCAACCATTCTTGCATCCCGTTCCGTTGATACCGCACCTGGATCGCCGAAGCGCCGCACTTGGGACAGGTGTCGCGGTGCCTATCCATGCGTCGATCCCCCTTCCGCCAGCACCTGCCGCAGCGTCGCGCGGCAGGCCGCACAGACCGTCTGCCCCAACACGTTCCGCTCGGCGTCGCTGTTGGCCCCACAAAACACGCAGGTCCCCGACCATCGCTCAATCACCACGCGGGATCCGTCGCGCCGAATCACCAGAGCCGTGTCGGCGGACCAGCCGAGTTGTCGCCGGATCGTGACGGGGATGACCACCCGCCCCAGGTCGTCCATCAGGTGGGGGGCCCGGGCCTGAGCCGCGAGGTGAGCCGCACCAGGGGAGGGCATCTCAGGATCCCTCCTGCGACGCCGGGGCCCGATCCACGGCCCAAATCCACAGCGTCAAGTTCCATGTGTCGGGGGCGCTGTCCGTCTCCATGAGCTCCACGACGTAGGTGCGCGTGGGATCCATCTGGGCCAGCGCGTGCCCCACGACGTGGTGGATGGCCCCTTCCTCCCCCGGATCGGCCGTCCGGTGCCAGTACACGCGCCGATGGGCGTGAAACCGATCCCGGATCTCATCGGGCATCCCCTGCGCCCGGAATGTCCACTTGTGGGGCGAAAACGGTATCGTCATCGGCTGATCACCTCCTGAGATGGGGACGGCAACCCCGCCCGCTGGGCCTGCGCCTGCGCGGCGAGCCACGCTTCCGCCTCCGTGGCCGGAATCCGCCAGCGGTTCCCGTCCCGCAGGGCGGGCATGCCTTGGGCGATCCAACGGCGGACCGTTGTGGGGTCGAGGTGGTTGGTCCGGGCAAAGGCCCGCAGGCTCATGATGGGCATTACTGATTCCTCCACTTGGGGATCAAGACCGGCTTGTTGTGGGACCCGTCCTGGACGTAAACCCACGTCGGGCGTCGCGTCGGAACTCCGTGGCGCTTCATGAGGCGGATGATTGATGTCCTATCCAGCCCTAGCTCTGCTGCAATTTCTTTCTGGGTTAGCTGTCGGGCGTAGTACAGTTCCCAGAGCACCTGGTCGATGCGCTTGCCGTACTCGGATTCAATGTCGGCTACGCGACGGTACTTCCGCCCCTTCTCCGCCATGAGCTAGCCTCCTACGCAGGAATTACTAGCACGACTTGCTCACATGCTAGATCTGCTTGCACCCACATGTCAACAGTGAGTTGCATGGCTCGCTTACTCGGTGTTGAATGAGAGAGGCCAGCCTGAGGAGGTGAGGATCGTGATGGTTAGTAGAGAGACGAAACGCGCAGAGAAAACTGGCGCAGCACCTGACCCGCGCCGCAGCGACGGGGATTCTGAGATCATGGAGGACCTGAAGCGGGTAGTGGGAGGGCGCCTGCGGGAGTATCGTGAGGACCGTGGTCTGAGTCGGCGGGACATAGCCCGTCTTGTCGGGGTGAGTATTCAGGCCGTCGAACAGTGGGAAAACGCCCGGAGTCTCCCAAGCACCGCCATGATGGCGACGATTTCGCACCGGCTAGGGATCAGCAAGGCATGGTTACTGGGGGAAGATACTACCAATCCCATACCGGACCGGTTAAAGCTGAGGCAATGGGTATCGACCCACGAATGGCGGCGGAGCTCAGATCACGAAGAAGTCATCACAGCCTTACCCTTTGCATGTCCCCTCCGGGATGATCCTGGGCCCCATAAGGCCCTTTGGATCATTTATCGGTCCGGCTTAGCGCGGGTCGTATGCCCCCACTGCGGCCAGTATCAGGTCGGATAAGACCCCTGAGCGATCCGATGAGTGATCTGCTCACGCCCCCGCCGGATCCTGAACATACGGCCCCCTGGCCCGGCACGCAGTGGCGCTGGTACGAGGCGTTTTGTGCGGCCTTAGCGGCCCTCCGGGGCTACACGGCCCGCTTGACCCCCACGCACGATTTTGGGGCGGATGTCCTCCTCTATAACCGGCCGGACGATACCGCACCCGTCTGGGCCGTTCAGTGTAAGGCCGAAGCGCGGCCCCTCGGCGTGGACGCGGTCCAGGCCGTCTACGCCGCGACGAGTTTTTACGGCGCGAACTGGGGCGTGGTCGCGAGCCCCGTGGGCTTCACGACGGCCGCTCAAGAGATGGCTATGCGCCTGTCCGTCCTGTTGTCCGTCGTTGTGCCGGAGACCGTGGAAACGGGCTGGGAAGACCTCCCGCCGGCGGGCCAGCATCGCCCCATTCCGCCGGACTTGTTACAGCCGGAGGCGCTCTACCGGCAGGCATACGAGGTAGTTCCAGTCAAGCTCGCCGCCCAGTATGGCGCGGCCCCCGACCAGGTGCGTCACTGCGCGATCCAGGAGGGGTGGCTGGGGCGATGGCGGGACCGGTGGGTCTACCGGCTGACGGGCGAGGCCGTCCTGCACCGGTCCTGGCTCTTTGGGGGGACCCAACGCATCACCTGGACCGCCATCCTGGACGCCCGGACGGGATCCCTCATCCCGGAGGCCCGTCCTGACGAGGTGGACCCGCCATGAACCTCCGCCGCCACAAGCCCGGATCCTGGCGCCTCACGTGGGAACTCGGCCGGGACCCGGCCACCGGCAAACGGCTCCGCGAAACGCGCGTCGTAACGGGCACCAAGGCGGAGGCCGCCCGGATCTGGCGGGAGCGCCAGGCCGAGATTGAGGCGGACGCCCAGCGCCGGGACGATCCGGCCCGGCAGAGTGTCGCGACGGTGGTCGAGCGGTACATCACCGAAGCCGTGGGGCCCAAACGGTCGCCCAGCACGACTGAAAATTATCGGCTCATGCTCACGCGGTTCATTGCGCCGGTCCTCGGCCCCGTGGCCGTCGGCGACCTGACGCGCACCCATGTGGAGGAGGCCCTGGCTGCGTGGCGGACCTGGACGCCGATCCCCCGTGGGCGACCGGCGTCCGCACCGGACGCCCCGCCGCCCCCCCGGCCGGTGAGTCCGAGTACGGTCGCGAACGCCTATCGGGTCCTCCGCGCGGCCCTCGGCTGGGCCGTCCGCCAGGGCTGGGTGCCGACCAATCCCGCCCGGGCCGTCGAACCGCCCGCACCCGCACCCCGGGTGGATCGCTGGTGGACCCTGGAGCAGGCGGCCACGTTTCTCGCCGCAACCCCTGACGACTGGTATTGGGCCACCTGGGCACTCGCCCTGCTTACGGGTCTCCGGCTGGGCGAGATCCTGGGCCTCCGGTGGACCGACATCGACACGGCCCAGAGCCTCCTCTGGGTCCGCCAGGTCCGCCGGCGCGGAGCGGCCGTAGCCTTTGGGCCGCCCAAGACGCACCGGAGCGTCCGCCCCGTGGGGCTCGATCCGGCGGTCCGCGCGGTGTTGACGCACCAGGAGCAGATCCAAGCGACGGCACGGGCCCGCTTCGGCCGCGACTGGCCGACCACCGGCCTGGTGATCACCACGCCGGTCGGGGCGCCAGCCTCCCATCGCGGCGTGGAACGCGCCTTTGCCCGGGCGGTCCGGCGCGTCGGCCTCCCGCCGATCCGGTTCCACGATCTCCGGCACACGCATGCGAGCCTCCTCCGGCAAGCCGGGGCGGACTGGCGCGTGATTGCCGACCGCCTGGGGCATAGCCAGGTCAGTTTTACCGCCCAGGTGTACCTCCACGCCGACGTT